CCCCTTTTTACAGCGCGTTTTATTCCTTCCCAATCGCCAGTAAATACAGCTACCCAAAAGTCACCTACACTTTTTAAATACTCTAATAATCCGTTAAATACAGCTTTTATAACAGTCCAAAGGTTTTTAAAGCTTAGAATAGCATACTGTATAACCCCTCTAAATAATGTACTCTCGTTATAGAGGTCTATAAAGTAGTTTATAGTCTTTACTAGTACGGGCCTTATCTCATCCCAAAATTTAATAGTTAACCCAATAAGTAAAACTATAGCCCCTATTACTAAACCTACTGGAGAAAGTAAAGCGCCTATAACTGCGCTAATCATTCCTATACCGGTTATTATAGGACCGCTAGCCGCTACTAAAGCGGTTATAGTTAGTATAGCTGTTTTCGTTTCGCTGCTAAGATCTCTAAAGCTATTTATAGCCTTAGTAATAAACTGCGCTATTTTAGTAACTAAAGGCAGTAAAGCAGCCCCTAGCTCTATACCTGCGTTTCTTAAACTGTTTAGCGTTTGCTGAAATTTAAAGCCGCTTGTTTGGCTTACATTTTTAAAGCCGTCGTCTACTATTCCGGTGCTGTTGCTTATGTTGTTTAGTACATCTGCGTAGGCTTCGCCCTGGGCTCCCGCAGTACCCAATACAGTACTAAGAGCTCTTACGTTCCCGAATACGCTAACTAGCGCTTCGTCGTTTCCTTTAAAGCTTTCGGTAAGAAAAGCTAGCGTAGACTGTAGGCCCTCTTCTCCTACCTTGTTTCTTAGGTCCTCGGAAGTTAAGCCTATCGTAGCTAACGCCTTTTCAGCGTCTTGCGTAGGCTTTAAAAAACTAGTCATTACACCGCGTAAACCTACTACGGCTTCTTCTGCCGGTACACCCAAGCGGGTAAAGGTCGCTATGTTAGCGCCTAGCTCTTGGAAGCTTATACCTAGCTGCGAACCTATACCCACTATACGCCCAAGCGTAGGAGCTAGGCTTTCCGCCTCTAAGTTACCTTCCCTTACTATAGCCGTTAAAGTGTCGGTAGCTTCCGCTGCCGTTAAGCCTTCTTTGCTGTAGGCTTGTAGTACCCCCGTTAAAGCTTGCGCTATTTGTTGGGTATCTCCCAAACCAATAGCGGAAGCTTTAGCAGATCGTTCTAATACCTCGGTAGCTTCTGCCCCTCGTAGACCTGCGGAGGCCACCGTAAAGAGTGCCTCGCTTAGTGCTTGTTGGCTTTGCCCCGTTGCAGCGCTTACGCCTTTTACGCTATTCTTAAAATCGTCTAGCGCCTTGCCCGTAATACCTACGAGGTTCTCTATTTTGCTAAAGCTAGTTTCTAGGTCGGTAGCCATCTTTACACCGGCTGCGCCAGCAGCGGCAAAAGGTAAAGTAACATTTCTAGTAATGTTACCGCCTATACGTTTAGCTTGAGCCCCAAACTTTTTAAGGCTGTTACCCGCTATCTTTAGGCCTCTTTTAAGGCCGGAAAGGTTAGCGCCTATGCTAACGTTAGTACTCGCTACGCTCTTTTTTGCCATTTGCTTAGTATTGCTTTAGCTTGTTCTTTACTTAGCTTCGCTTCTTTGTGTTTCTTTTCCCAAGGAAATACAGTAAGATCTTGGGGCTTTATCTTTTTGTTTTTTGGTAGCTCTAGGTTCACTAGTATAGTAGTACTCCAGCGCTCCCGTTCCCAGCTTTGCTGCTGGTTTATTTCGTACAAATTAAAAAAGCCTTTCAAGGCATTATTTAACTCTCTAGGGGTAGCATTGTAAAACGCTTCCGGGTTCCAGTTTAACTGCCCTAGGGCTAGCTCCTGGTAGCTGTCAAAAGTTAAAGGGGCTGCCGAGCTATTGCCCGGCGCCCCGTTTACTTTTTTTCCTCCTCCGAGGCTCCAAAGCTTGAGCTAAATACGTTTAGGACCTTCTCCATAGCTTCCGGCTGTTCGTCTAGCCAGTCCGCTACTTCCTCTATGCTATAGCTATAAGGTTTTTTCTCTACCCTAGCCCCGTGCTTTAAACCGCACCAAACTAAAAAGAGTGCGTCCTTTAGCTTCATATTTTCGCCGAGGTTATCAAGGTCGGCCATAGTGTAGCCGTTCTCCTCGGTAAATTCCATTAAAGCAGCGAAGCCAAACTTAACCGGTCTTTCTTCGCCTCCTATTTCTACGTATTTAACCATTTGCTTTAAGTGTGTTTAGTGTTTACTATTAAGATACTTGATCGAAAGTTATAGCGCCAGTTAGCTCAAACGTAGCCGAGTAGCTTACATTGTCCTCCATTCCGGAATTTACTTCTAAAGAGGTTACATAAGCTGAAGCAGACCAGTAGTAGTCTCCGCTTACTTCAGTAGAAAACTTAACAGTAAGCGCAGTACGTGCGCTCCAAGCTGTCATAAGTTCCTGCACTCCGTAAGCCGCATCTTCTGCGTATAGTGCAGATACCGAAATAGTACCGCTTTTAGTTGCTTCTAGTAAGTCTCTTGTGCCGGAGCTATCCTTAGTAGTTGCGTCTCTCGTATCCATAGATAGAGAAATAGAGCCCTCCGTAGCGTGAGCTATTAGAGTGCTTGCTGAGTAAACCCCTAAAAGGGTTCCATTCATAATGCCAGTAGTTGCCATTTTAATTTAAATTTATTTGTTCTTCTTCTATTACTTGCGGAGCTTCTGCCGGGGCTTCCTCTCCAAATTTTACAGCCTTTCCCGCTTCTATAAGCTCCTGGCCGTATTCGTTTACTACTGTTAAAGTTAGACCTTTAGCTAGCTTCTTACCACTAGGAGAGGTTACTTTTTTTGTTAGTGTTATTTTCATCGCTTAATCCTTAAAATGTATTCCGAGCTGCTTACGTAAGTCTCGGTAGCTGGGTCGTTATCTACGTCCAAATCTATAAACTGTATGCTGTCTATTACTACCCCTTCTACGGTTCCCGTGTAACGGTCTAAAGCCGTTCTAACTTTCTCCGTAAGGTCCGTTAGTTCGCTGTAAGTTTCTGCTGCCGCTACTATGTCGTAGCGTATTTCGTCTAAAGTACTTACCCCGCTTTTAGTATCGCTGGGGCTGTTATCTTGTAGCACATATACAACAAAAGGAAAAGCCGCGCCTTGCGCTGCTATCTGCGGGTAAACCTTAGTACCTATTATAGCGCTTACGTCGCTATCATTAGTAAGGATAGAATATATAGCTTTGCCTTCGTTCATTATCTACTGAGCTGGTATATGCTCTGCTTTAATATTTTTTGCACCTCTCTTAATAGCTGTGCTTGTGTTTGTGCTGCGGCTTTCTTAAAGCCTTTTTCTGCGTAGTTTATATTACGCTTTTTCTTAGGTTCAGCTTTTGCCTTTCCTCTAGGTAGTCCGTAATTTACGATAGCAGCATAGTAGCCGTCGAAAGTCTTACCTGCCTTCTTACCCATTCTAGCCCCTACATAACCTAAAAGAGCTCCCCTTTTCCTAGAAGGGAAAAACCCAATAGACCGGCGTAAGTTCCCGCTCTTATTGGTTACTGTGCTCTCTTTGTTTTTCTTTTTAACCGTTCTAGTAGTTACGCTGCTTTTCTTTGAGTCTTTTATAGAAGCCTTTACAGCCGTTACCATTGGTTTAGCTGCCTTTCGTATACCGGCCTTAAATTGTCTAGCTTTCTTACGGTCTATTTCTGCTAACCGTTCTAGCTTCATTAAGGCCTTTTCTAGTCCTTCTACCTCAAAGTAAATACCGTCCTTCATTAGTCCCTAAGTGTAGTGTCTAATATCAAGTAACGCTCTCTACCTTCTAAGCTTACGCCCTCTATTTCGTAGGTATTGCCGTCCCAGCTTATTTTAGTGGTAGCGTCTACGTCGCTTCTATAACGAATAGTAAAGCGGACCTTATTAACGCTAGTAAGCCTAGAAGTTTCTTCTCCTTCCTTTACTGTGCGGTAGTCTACTTTAGCCCATACGTTACCCAGGTCGCTATACGTGCGTACGGCCTGCCCGAAGCTGTCCGTACTTACGCTAGCATTACGTAGCGTTATTCTTCTATCTAGTTTACCGGGATCAATCAAAGCGGAAAACTCTAAACGGGTTTAGTAAGTACTCGCTAGCTGTAGGTAAGCGGTGTACGCTATCTACTCGCTTCTCGTACATTTCTCCAATAATCAAAAGCATAGCCATTTTAATATTAGCCGGCACGTCCG